GCCACATCTATCGTAGAATTTCCCATATTTAACATAGGAGCAGTTAAAGGAGTTGTCAATTGAACAGGAACTCCACCAGCAGAAAAACGATTCACAAGTGTGTTAAATGTATCTTGCACACTAGTGAAGAGACCAACTGTCCAAATATTATTAGAATTAGAAGGGGCTGTAGATTTTTCTTCTGCACCACTAGAAGTGTACGTCGAAGATTTAATACGCATAGAACCACGCCAAAAAGCATAAAGATAGTAATAATATTCAAACTGACTTATAGATTTATCAGAAGATGTGTTAGATATGGGTTCTTGAACAGAGAAAGGAGCTATAATTACTGCAGGATTAGCCGCATTAACATTTAAGTTGAAGAAATGACCAAAACGTTTAATTAATTGTCTTACTGACATAATTTTCTCACCAATACAATGTGCTTCAGGAGACCAATTTGAATCTATTTTATGAGAGTCTATTGCCATAGGATGTACTCCGTGTTGTGCTTCATTGCGTGGAATGGCCTCGTTCTCACCCATGACCTGTGCATGAATTTTACGATGATGCGTAACCTCATTACTATATTCATCATCATGTTCCTGTTTCTTAATCTTAGTTTGTTCAGCTGTGAATTCACCACTATATGGAACATAAGAAGGACTCGTTGGACCAGCAAAGGTTAAATCAGGTCCTCCAGAAACTTCCACGATAGTATCGATAGATTGAAAAACATTGTTTGCAGCAACAAGTTGATTTAAAACCTCCACCCTAACAATACCCGAAACAGCATTATACATTAGCGTGTTATTTTCACCTAGCCAACTTGATTCTGGGCGTATTGAAAACATCCAGGGTCTTGTGGAGGGGTAAGGGACAGTAAATGCTACTTCAGTTGAAGTTCTTAAATCAACAACGATCTTTTGTGTACGAGAAACATCTGGAACTCCTGTCGAAATAGTATCATTATAATAAAAAGGAATAAAACTAATTCTTAATCTACCAGAGTGATATTGTGTCTTAACAAATTTAAAAGTATATACAATAGAACCACGCCAATAAGTAAAAGCATTAGCGACGTATCCCATATGAGTACACCTAAATCTATCTGTAATTGTGTCTGAATAAGCCTTAACTTTAAAAGGGGTTACATAATTAGTCCAAATAACTGCATCATTTAAATTATCTGAGACCATGTAAATCTATCCCAATAATTGGGTATAGATAGAATGTGACTAAAATCCATTTCATCAGCTGATGAACCAGCAAGACCAGGTTTTGTCTCTATTTCATTACATGCAGATAAAGCCAATTTGTGTGAAGTATCAGCACCATCATAATTTGCCATTCTATTTTGTCCTCGTAATTTTGATTCACAAGGTAAACCTTGTGTGGTGGGTTTTGAAAATCCTAACATTTTAAAAATATTTGAAGCTTGTGCCGAAATCCACGCGGGTTTTGTAAACATATTTCCCAAAATCGGAATTTTAGACATAGTGTTTAGTCCTTCTGAAACTTGACCCAGACCACTACTAATAGTTCCATTATCTTTTAATTGTTTAAGCTCTGAAGCTACTTGTGCAAAAATTTTGGCTGGAGGTTTTTGATATGCTTTTGAATTCCACAACTTTCTAAACTCTTTTTCCGTGTATTTTCCTTGACTTATTTGTTGACCAATACTAGAAAAATTAGGTTCATTGCCTGTATAAATATTAGCTCCAGTTGGATATTGAATATCAACATCTTCAAGATGAGCCCAAACAGTATACTCCACAGAACCAGCACCAGAAATTTGATCTCTTAATTGACTATACACAACTAAATATATAGAACCAAAAGAACCTTGGCCAGTAATCAAATTATAATAACCATGTGGTGAAACATACGGAATATCCATTTGAACTTCGGTCCCCACACTCAAATCCAAATCTGTTCTTGGACAACCTGATCTTCCTTGAAGTGTGGCATTCG